CAGTCATTGGCTGAACACCAGCAACGTCATATGCCATCAAGTTAGGCATTGCACGTCTTACAAGTGCAATAAGAACTGGGTTCCAGTTAGCTGCGCTTGTGGTGTTGTTAGCAGGTGCAGCTTCGGAAAGCATACCTTCTTCGCGAAGTGCCTGCTCTTGGTTTTCCAGAACAGCTGCTGTTACAGCTTTTCTGTGCGCGTCTTGAATAGTACCAGCAGACTCTTCATTCAATACTGGTGACCACTTCTCAACGAGCTTATCGTAAGATGTTGTCATAGTTTGCATCTTAGGCTCCCTTATTTTTTGATTTGTGTTTTAAGTGCAGTTAAGTACTGATCCATTGAGGAGGAAACTTCAGTAGATGTATCACCTTCTTCTGTTCCATCAATTTCTTCAGTACCAGCTGGAGTCTTTTTAGTGAAATATGATTCCTTAACGGTAGCTACTTTCTTAGTGAAAGTCTCTTCGTCTTCAAAATCAATATCAGCTACAAGTGTCTTCAGCTTTTCGACTTGGGTTTCTGCAAGGTCACGTGAATTGTCACGAATGATTGAATCACGCTGGAATCCTTCCAGAGCTTCTTGCATTTCAATTGCTTGGGCAGTTGTCTTGTTGAGTTTCTCTTCAAGATCTTCAACTGTTTCGGCAAGTTCATCAACTAGGTCTACTTTCGACTCAGGTACTTCAATGTAAGATTCTGTAAACAGATCTTTCATTTTGTTCATGAAGTTTTCAGCAATCTCAGTACGCAGACCAGCTTGGATAGCAACTTTATTGTCTTCCATCCACTGATCAACTACATAACCGAGATATGAATCGACCTTTTCAACAAGTTCTGACTTTTGAGACTCAATCGCCTCTGTCAGTTCTTCGTCATACTTTTCTTCAAGACGATCTACTTCGTCAGCGAGCTTTGAATTAATTGCTGCTTCAAAAATAATTGACGCCTTGTCTTTAAACTCTTCGGAAAGAGTTGCTTCGTCATTGATCAGAGCATTGAGATCTGAACCAAAGTCTGTCTTGTAATTTACACTACGAGATTCTAGTTCTTCACCTTCTTCCTCAGTACCCTCAGCAAACATACGACCATACAGCTCAGACATTTCTGACTTGCTCATTTTGTTCATTTGCTGAAAAGCTGCATTGATCATGCCAGCTTTTGTACCAGGAAGTTTCTGCATTGGATCTTTCTGGGTCTTGTCGCCTTTTCTCTTTTTGGCTGTACCAGCTTTTTTCTCCGCCGCGTCAACAGATGCTACTGATTGAGCTTCCGCATTTTTAGGATCATGAGCTTCTTCCACAACTTCGTCCTCAACATCGTCGTGGAGTTCAACATCCTGATCTTCTACTTGATTTTCATCAGTCATAATTGACTCCCTTTATATTTTAGTTTTGAGTAACGAGAGGAAATTTTTAAACTCACGAACCTGTACTTCGTAAAGGTCTTTTCGTGGAGCTCTCTTAATTTCAGTCTCCATTTCTTCAATTGCCCTTGGCTCAATAATGCCGTTATTCCAAATCCACTCTACACCTTCCATTACTCCATTTACAAAAGCGCTAGGTGCTGATGGATCTTGCACGATATCAACCGCGTTAAGAATAAAGTCGTCTTTTACGACCATTGCGTCATTAGTTCGTTGCAGGCTTCCCATACCACGAGTCGAAACACCTAGTCTTACTTCACCGTCGAGTAGACCTTTTACAATCTTACCCATTGGGGTCTCTAAGATAGATGCCTTTCCCACAACATCGTTACCTTTCCAATCAAGGCTATCAATCTTGTGCGAAACTTTATCAAGGTTAACTGTTGGTCCTTCTGGATGATTTAACTCTCCAACAGCTCTCCCTTTTGAAACTTGATCGTCGACATATTTGCCGACTGCGTTTTCCATAACGGCTTTTGGATAAATCCTACCGTTACGGTTTTTCTGTTCGGAAGACATGAACACACCTTCAATCTTGTAACTCTTACCTCCGCCTTCTTTGGCTTCAGTAAAGAATTCCAAATGATCTTCTGTGTATTCCGAAATAAGTCTCATTTCATCTTCCTATATTGTTGAACAAATTGTTTAGCTGCTTTATTTGCTTGAGCGTGAGAGGTATATCTATCTAACCTATCACCATCAACGTAAGCTACAAAACCAAATCTGTCCTTTCTTATCTGTACTGGAATTCTATCAACTCTAAAGTTTGATATAATATCGCCCTCAGGTTTTCTACCAGTAAGTTCTCTTAAATGTTCAAATTTTAACATTTTCTTTCGTCTGTATATTATTTATATAATTTTGTTTTTTGAGATCAAAATTTAACAACAGGAGACTTATACTTCCGTCTCATCCTCTTCAGGATCGCTCTCTGCTTCGGCGTCAACGTCTGATCCATCTTCCAGATCTTCCTCTTCCCAATCTTCTCCGTCAAGGTCTGCATCATCTTGTTGCTGAACATCGTCCTCATCTCCCAATTCATAATCGTCGTCCTCAGGATCTTCGTCGTTATATATTTGGGCTGCGAGATTAATCTTTTCTTGATCCAGAATGTCACTAATCTTTACTGACATAATTTCACCGAATACTTCATTAGCCTTATTAAAATCTTGATCCAACGCATGTTGAATCATATCTCTAGCGGTTGCTTCTGACATCATTATCTCCTTCGTCATTTTCTGGGTCTGGTTCAGAATTCATTTGTTTATCAATATCTCGGATTTCCTCATCAGTAAACATGAGTACATTCTTCTGTACCCATTCTTTGGAGAAGAACTCTCCAACATACTGCTGGATCATGTCCATAGTTTGAAGTCTTTCTCTTAACAACTCACCATCACGTAACTCTGTAAAGTGGTTGTCTCTAACATAATCTACTACTAGATCATTCTTAATGTCCTGCCAATCTTCATCAGTAATGATTCCTTTTAGAATCAATTGCTTTCTAAGAATGTCAAGGAATAGATGTGAGAATCTCTTTCTCAACCTATCAATAAACTTTTGAAACTTTAATTCGTCTCTGTTAATCTCTGTTGATCTACCTAGAGAAAACTGTTGCTCTTGTTCTAACCTGTTGATTGGAACATTAAGAGATCTGTATAGTCTCTTCTGGAAGTAAATAATATCATCAATCTCACCGAGGTTTTGACCACCAGATAAGGTAGTCACCTCGGTACCTCTCCCCCCCTCTCTACGAGGAAGCCAAAAATCTTCAAGCATTGACATGTGCTTGCGATCATCTCTTATTTCTCCTGAGGCCGCATCGTATACCAACTTATTACGATAGCGAGCCATAATGTCCTTCATATACTGTTCAGCCTTACCTCTAGGTAAGTTACCTACGTCAATATAGAACATTCTTCTTTCTGGCGCACGAGCCAATCGATAGATGACCAAAGAGTCTTCCATCATTCTCAATTGGTTAAGAGGCTTCAGTGCTTTGTGTAGATACGATAAAACTTTCTTGCGACTTTCATCCAACAAACCAGATGTGACATAACTAACAGAGTCTGGACTCATCTTCAGACCTTGAGTCTGCATTCCAGGCTTCTCTTGATAGATGTAATACTCATCTACTTTCTCAATAAGTTTAGCGCCCGTCTCAGGATCTTTCTTAGTTTTAATCTGCTTTACTTTTCTTATCTTAGCAGAATCAATTGGTCTAATTTCTTGGATACCAGCTTTTAAATTACTTTCATTGACAACAAGGTGATGGTAAATTCTGCCATCAATATACCATCTTCTAAAGATGTCATGACCCAATTCATCAAAATTCAGCATCCCATAGATTGTGTCAAACTCTTCTTTGATAACCTTTTTAATGTTATCTGGCTGATCCAGGTTATCCATATTGATGTCAATTGATTGTTTCTCATCTCCACCAACAATAGATTCATTCACAATATCTTCCATGGCCGCATCAATTTCAGGATGCATAGCGGTGCCACGGTATTTCATAATTAATTGAGCATTATCCTTAGAATCATCACCATCAAAATTAATGTACTGACCAAAGTGAGTTCCAGACGCAGTAATATATCCTGCACCGTCATCATCTCTGGGTGGTACAATGGTGGGTTTTTTCTTAGGATCATCCTCTTTGGCTCTTTTGATCTCAAAGCCAAATAGTTTAATACCTCTACTGTCTTCAGCCATTTACTTTTCCTAATTACAAAGAGAGGCAGATTGTCTGCCCCTCTATCATTATATATCTACGAAGTAGTCGATGGATTATTGCTTTCAAAGTACTGATAAGCAAAGGTACATGTGAACCTTTCAATCTCGTCAGTAGCTCCGAAAGACAAATCAATAGGTGAAAGATCTACAGGGAAGGATCCACGGAATACGTAGTCCTTAACTGATTCTCCTTCTCTATCCAACTGATCTACTTTAAGATCTGCTTCATAAGCAATTGGAGATGCAAGTCCAGTGTTTGCTGAATGAGCATTCATTCCATTCATCCATCTCTCTAATGAGTTACGGATTGCAAAGTCTGTATCGTTGATGATTGTAACAGTCCATTCTGCGAATGTTCTGTCACCTGCCATCTTTAGAATACGACCTCTAAATGGAACTGGAATTATGCCCATTGTCGAACCAGGTAGCTGAGCAGCCTCACAAAGGAAGCTGGTCAGTTCTGCATCGCCGTTTGCATAGCCAGGGAAGTTGATAGTGGCTTTGAAAAGATTAGGGCGTGCACCCCCACCTCTCAACTTCGACTTAAAATCATCTACTCCTAATACTGCCATTTTCTATCTCCTTACACTGTGCCTACGACTTCTTCAAAGTCGACGCCAGTTCTTACTGCCACAAAGTTCAATGTGACGTAGTTGATAGAACGAGCCGGTTTGATGAAGATGTTTGCAATAAATTCATTTCTATCGATGACTTCTGGAGTGTTGTTTGTTTCATCCGCAACCACTCTGAAATCTGTGATACCTCTTCTGCCTTTGATTTCTCTAAGGACTGGCTCAATGATGTTAACAAACTCTGCTCTTGTGAATTCATCGTTGAACTCAAACAGAACTTGTTGAGCAGCTCTTCCAATTGCTCTTTCAAGAATTAAGAACAACCTTCTTACGTTGATTCTATCAAACGCTGAGGGTCTCGATAATCCTGTCTTGTCACCATACAACAACACTCCTTGTCCAGGAATGTTTGCAATCGGATTGACACTTGCTTTATACAAGGTGTCTCTCTGACCTTTTGTAGGTGTGTAAGCAATAGAAGTGATTCCCAAATACTGGCCTCTTCTTGAACCAGCTGGAGAGAACCATGGTGCTCTATTAAGGTCTGTTGCAGCCATAATACCTGCTGTTGAGGAGGCTGCTGGGATAAAGATGTACTGATCGTTGTACTTGTCGTAAACTTTCAAGTAGTTATTATCCGTAACCAGATAGGAAGAATTAGTAAACGTGTCCGCAGTTGAAACAACATTGTTAATAATTGTTGACACATTCGACTGATTAACAACATCACTTCTTGCCGGAGAAGTCACAACAACACAATCTTTCCGCGTCTGTTGGGCAGTTGAGATCAAATCATTTACTACTGTTGTTTGTGCCTCTCTAGATGTCATACCTGGAGCAATCAAGAAATCTACTTCAACTTGGTCTTTATCTTCAAATTGATCAAATCCAGTTAAGAATTCTGATGTTCCAAGTGCACCTGAATTTGCACCTTTGTGGAAATCATAGTTGTCAGCTGAGTTGAATGACGACGAATCTAACACTTCTGGTGCATTTGTACTAGGAGCATTATCTCCAGCACCAGCTGCTCTATAGTCTGAATCAAAGTTTGCCATCCAAACATATTCAGACCTATTGTTAATGATGTCCTTAACGTAGTTGTTAGCTTGATCAGATGTTAGAGCGTTTTTAACTACAGATGCATATGCATAAGTTTCTAAGACTGAACCTGAAGTACCGGTGAATGCTCCATTCTTGTCAATAACAGCTACGTGTACTTCATCATTGGATCCGCCTCTATCTGAATCCCACGCACTTGTGCCTGGAGCTCCATCAAACTCTTCTTTGTAGTCCCAAGCGGCAAATGCTGCCGAGTTAGGAGGACAGATTGAAACTCTTAAACTGTTTCCTAATGCACCAGGATATTTTGCAATGAAGGTGTTGTTACCACCAAATGCGTTAGTTGCGTCTGAGTCTAGTAAAAGGTTTCCAGCTCCATCACTATCTGCTTTAACAGCTAGTTCATCTGTTATATCAGCTAGAGAAGATTGTTGCTCATCCCAATTTGTTTCGTTTTTAACAACAACTGATTGTGCAGCATGGTTTGTTGCTGCTTGTGCAAGTCTCAAAGTATTTTGAGAATCAGCACTATACTTAGTATTGCTAAACGAGAATGGTGCAGTTAATCCACCATCCTGTAAATCTCCATCAACAATTTCACCACCAGTTAGTAGTGTAGCTCTAGTTGACGAGAATGCATTTTTTGCTGCTGACGTCACAGCTCTTACTACAACACCTGAGCTAGAATATCTCAAGAAGTAAGTTGCGCTGTGGAAGTCGATTGTGTTATCAGAGTCCGGGTTGGCAAACGTAGCAGCTAACTCAGTTTCGTTAGCAATTCTCTTACGCTCTTCAACAGGACCCCATCTAAAGTTTCCTACAATTGCGCCTGTAGTTGACTGGACGTTTGGTACACCGCCGGTCAGATCTATTTCTTTGACGACAACCGCAGGAGATTCTGACGGTGTTGATAGTGCCATTTTTTCTTCCTTTATCGGTTACGAATTATATGTTATCATAATACGGTTATCTTCAATACTATTATTTATATAAAACAAAATTTAAAGATCAGCCCACTCTACAGCCCAATCGTTGGGCTTTCTTTCAATTTCTTCTGAAAACAATTCACCATCATCAATAAATCCAAATGGAACAATATCGTCTTCTATTTCTTTCATTTGCTTCTTAAATAATACATCTTTAAGATTAATGTCTGTCATGTCACTAAAGTATTGAGAAGTTGCAAAGTAACCAAATAGTACAAGATTCATCATTAGATCATCGTGGTTACCGTCAGAGGCTTCATACGATTGGCCTTTCGCGACAAACGTTGAAATTTCTAGAATTGTATTCTCATCAACTACTGTAAGTTTATTGTTTTCAAGAATATCTTTGATTGCAGAACAACCTACCCGTTTTACTTTTCTATTAACTTCAATTCCAACACGGTTCGCTTTGCTGGAAGATTCCAAATGAATGCTATCACACTCTAAATCATGATACAGTACATTACACCAAAC